GAGCATCTTACTTTGGCGCACATCTAAAAAAGATGTGCGCCCCCCATTGTCGCCTTTATAAACATTGGTTGGCGCACATGGCGAACATCTTTTACTATTATTAATTAAATAATATATATATATATACTTATACACATAGGATATATGATACATACGTATTGGTATAAAAAATAAATATATATACACAATAGCAAAAAGATGTTCGCCAAGACTAAAAAATCACCCGCAAACCCAATTTTCACGCTGGCGACGATGGGGGGCGCACATCTGGGTGTTTTTAACCAAAAGACGTGCGCTTTTTCGTTAAAAACCAATATTTTTAATTTTAGCTATGTGTATAAGTATGTGTATAAGTATGTGTATAAGTCTAATTGCCTATTTTTTAATCACTGCAAATTACAAAAATAATAAAATTAACTTTTATGTCGATAAGTAGGTGCATAAGTTGGTAGTTATACTGAGTGAGGTTGTTATTATTGTTAGTTAGTGTTATATTGTAATAAATATATCATTACAGTTTGATGAAAATGACAGAAAAAAAGAAACCTATTCTTTTAAATCCTAAAGGTGGACAATTGCCACGTGTTTTGACTGATAAAGAAATTATAATGGTAGAAGCATGGGCTAAAACTTTGACCCATGAACAGATCGGAGATCATTTGGGTTTTAGTCCTGATACTTTTGTGGCAATTATGGCTCGTGACCCGCGGGTGGCACGGAGTTATAAAAAGGGTAGAGCAGGTATAATTGAAGCGATTGGGAATGTTGTTATTCAAAAAGCATTGGCTGGTGATTTAACCGCATGTTTCTTCTATTTAAAGACTCGAGCTAATTGGCGTGAGTCACCTAGTTTAGATATTGGTACAGGTAGTTCCGATACTAAGGTTAAGAACATTGTAGTTACCTATGAAGATCAAAAAGCAACGTAATCCTAAAATAGTATTCCCCACTTGGGCTAAAAACCTACGAGATCCTAAAAATAGATATTGCATCATATACGGTGGTAGAGGTTCTGGTAAATCTTATTTGGTGGCAGATCATTTATTAATTACATCATATGGTGAAAACATCATAGTACTTTGCGGTAGGGAGTTTCAAAACTCAATTAAAGACAGTGTTCACTCATTATTATCACAAAGAATAAATGACTTAGGTTTAAGTGATTATTTTGTTGTAACACAAGATGAAATACGATGTAGCCACACTGGTAGCCGATTTATATTTAAAGGCTTACGGCAGAATATAAGTAGTATTAAATCTATGGCGGGTATTACCCATTTATGGATAGAAGAAGGCGACACACTTAGCGAAGCCTCGTGGAGAGTTATAAAACCTACCATACGGGAAGAAGGTTCGCAGATCATAATTACACTAAACCCAAGAAATAAAAACGATTGCATATATAAGGATTTTATTGATGAAACGCCACCTAATAATGCTTACGTAGTAAAAGTTAATTGGCAGGATAACCCTCATTTCCCGTCTACATTGAATGATGAACGATTAATTGACATGGGTAAAGACATAGGTCTTTATAGACACGTTTGGGAAGGGGATCTTTTGGAAAGGTCAGAGTCTCAAGTTTTTAATCGTACACCACAGTTATGGTATGTTGAAGACTTTGAAGAGGCTAAAGAGGTGTATGCTTATTATGGTCTAGATTTTGGATACTCCATAGATCCAACAGCTGCTGTTCGCTGCTACATAGTTCAAAACACATTGTATATCACTCATGAGTTTTACGAAACTAAGGTGGAAATAGACAAAATAGGTAAAGCATGTGAAACTCAAATACCTGGATTTGACAACAGTAAGATAATAGCTGACAGTTCGAGGCCTGAAACAATATCGTACATGAAGAGGCAGGGATACCGAGTTGAAGGTTCTATCAAGGGTAAAGGGTCTGTTGAGGACGGGATAGCCTTTATACGCTCATTTGATAAGGTGATTATTCACAGTCGTTGCAAAAATACAATAGATGAATTTAATTTATATTCATATAAAGTAGATACTCGCAGTGGTGACGTAACCGATACGCTGGTTGACAGCGATAACCACATAGTAGATGCCCTAAGGTATGCATTGGAAAGAATTATGAGACGTAACTATGCAGATTACAGCATATTGTCCGCAATGTGATAATTTCATCTAAATAGTTACAATTTTATCTAAATAACTACAATTTTATCTAAATAACTACAATTTTATCTAAATAACTACAATTTTATCTAAATAACTACAATTTCACCTAAATAACTACAATTTTATCTAAATAACTACAATTTTATCTAAATAACTACAATTTCACCTAAATAACTACAATTTCACCTAAATAACTACAATTTAACTTTACTTAATTTAATAAATACAATAGACGTAGTTGCAGTGTTAATTTATATTTATGAAAATTGATGGCAACTGAACACAGTTTAGAAGGGAAAGTAATTATAAATAAAGTGCATGGCAACATTCTTACAGAAACAACATCAGAAAAATTTACCCTAGATTTGGTCAAGTTAGCAAATGTTGAGAGTGAGGAAAATTTAGAATTGCTAATAGGTGCCATGGTAAATAAAACAAAACTAAGGTTTAAAGGTACTAAACGAGCAGGTAACACGAATAATATTTGTGTTACAGACATAAGAAACGTTAGAGGGAAATAGTGAGCGTATTTACAAGCAAGGAAAAACGAGTTATTGGTATATTATCTACAGGTACTTTTCTTGAGTATTTTGATTTTTACCTTTACATGCACTTTGCAACAGTCCTTAACAGAATGTTTTTTGCAACAGGGGATGAGTTTTCAACCTATTTAATGACATCATTTGCTTATTGCTCTTCATATCTGTTTAGACCAATAGGGGCGTTAGTTTTTGGCCATATTGGGGATAAATATGGTAGGAAGTATGTAATACGAATAACAATGACCATGATGGGGTTATCGTGTATTGGGATTGGCCTGTTACCAACATATGAATCTATCGGCATCTGGGCGAGTATTATGATAACGTTGTTTAGAGCAATGCAAGGAATCTCTACAATGGGCGAAATCGTTGGGGCTGAAATATACTTGAGTGAATATTTAAAAGGTAGGTCAATATTCTCAGCCGTAGCTATCGTATCGTTTTTTAGTTATTTGGCATGTAGTGTGGCTTTATGTGGTATAAAGTTGGTGTTACTTGATTATTTCGACTTTAGACTACTGTTTATTTTTGGCATAAGTATCTTTATGGTAGGTTATTTTGCAAGAAGAAATTTAAGCGAAACTAGGGAATATATACAGTCAGCTAAATCAAAAGTAATACATGACCCAATAAGCATTAAGACCTATATTTATGCAGCAATACTGGAGTCAGTAATTCCCATTGGTGGGTTCTTATCAATAATAGGTATGCACAATATCTACAGGTCTCAGTATGGATACGACGATAGCATGATAGTTAACGTTAGTATGTTGGGTGTATCTGGTGCAATTATCTATACGTTTAGTTTGATATTCTTAACTTTAAAATTTAACCCATACAAACTTGCTTTAATAAGAAACTTGGTTGCAATATTTTTGATGTGTGTTGCACCTTTTCTATTTAATACGTATCCGAGTTTAGAAATTACAATGTGTATACATTTCACAATATTTGTGGTTATAACCAGCTATAACCCAATGAACGTAGTTGTATACAGGTGTATACCAACTTTGAAACGTTTTAAATTTGTATCGTTGGTTTTTTCAGGATCAAGGGCAGTTATTGCATTGATCAGTAGTTTTGGATTAATAGTGTTGCAACCTTATTTGGGTAATTATGTTTATAGTGCTTTTGCACTTCCATTCCTAATACCTTCCATATTTGCAATAAAACATTTTAGAGACTTGGACAGTAAGAATCCTAACGGTCTGTTGCGTCATTACAATGATTAGGTATACAATGAAAGATTACGATCATGAGGAGGTACTTAGGAATAATACTAAGGAGTCAACACCTTCTGAGCTTAGAAGTTTACGAATATTTGCAGCTATTATTTTAATAGGTACTGGCATCATATTTAAATGGTTACCAATTGGTGAAGCAGTACCTAAAGGCACAATCTATAGGGTAATTAGATAACTTAGTTAGTCAACTGGGATTCCAGTATTGTTGGTATTGTGTGGGATTGATATTGCTTTATGCCACGATACCCTTTGTGTAGTAATTTTCTGTGATCTGAACTATCAAACGTTAGTTTAAGGTGTTTTACTTTAAAAAGCTTAAATACGTCCAAATCTTCAAGTGTTATTTTAAAACCTACCCCTAGGGTGGATATTGTGATAACGATCAATAATATTTCGTACTTTTCCATCATATGTTACGCTTTCGTTAAATAAGCAGTTATGTATATAACATAGTTAATCGATATACAATGGTTACTTTGTTAATACTGGGTAACCAATCGACTAGGTGGTACAGATAAACCTTGAAATATTGGGTATAAGGTGTTAATCTTGTTCACAATTTAAAACAAATAATTAGATGGCCAATTCAAGTAAAAAGCAAACCAAAGTGAAAGATAATAACGCCGATGGTTGGAGTAATGTTATAACCAACTTGGGTGCTAGCAATAGTCGGGTAAACTCAACTGGTTATGCGCATTCATGTAAATTAGATAGGGCAACTTTAACCGACATATACATTACAGACGGTCTAGGTCGTAGAGTAGTTAATATATTGATAGATGATGCATTGCGATCTTTCGTTCATTGCGAGAAACCTTTGCTTGATGAGTTGGTGAGGATGAAATCTAAGCAAACAATGATAGATTGCGCAACTTGGGCTAGGTTGTATGGAGGATCTGCTATTGTTGTTTTTGCAGATGATGGTCAAGATATGGATAAGCCTTTAAATATGCAGACAATTAAAAAGGTTGTCAGTATAAAGTCTTACGATAGATATCAAATGCAAGCTTCTGCCACTGATATGATAGTTGATTATTACGATGAAAACTATGGAGAACCTGCAACTTATTCAATAACACCCTGTGGGGGTATGCCATTTACGGTACATCGTACACGGATGCACTTTTTCAGTGGTGAGAGGTTGCCAAATCACGTATATTACACTAATCAAAGGTGGCACGGATCAGTTCTTGACTCTGTATATATTGCACTAAGAAACTATGGACAAACAATGAATGCGTCTGCTGAAATAGTGCAGGATTTCATACAGGTTATACTTGGTATAAACGGACTTACCGACATGCTAAGGTCTGGTAATGATGACCTTGTGACTAAGAGGTCAACAGTCATAGATTTAACAAGATCTGTGTCAAACACTATCTTTTTAGACTCAGAACAAGAGAATTATCAAAAACAAGCTAGTAACGTTGGTGGATTGGCAGAGCTATGGGATAGGTTTGCTGAGGCTATATCGGGTGCTACTGGTATCCCTATAAGTAAGTTATTAGGTAGATCGCCAAGTGGTTTAAATTCAAGTGGTCAGTCTGATATTGACAATTGGAACAATATAGTTGAAGCATATAGGGGTGATGAAATTGCACCTTGTGTTGATTGGTTAATTAAATTATTAAACAAACAAAGCACGTGGGAAAACAGCAAAAGACCAACAAACTACAACTGGTCTTTTCCATCATTAAAAATATCAAACGAATCTGAAATAGCTAAAAATAGATTATTGAGCGCACAACTAGATCAAATATATATCGATAGGTCGGCCGTTGATGCTGAATTTTTATTTAAAAAGAGATATGCAGGTGGGGCTTACAACAACGATATAATTATAGAAGAGAGTGAACTAGAATCGGAAGCAGAACCTAACGATGAAAACGATATTAACCTTGACGACATAAAAAATAAAATAGCTATGGAAGACCGAGTAAATAAAGATTCGGCAAACAAGCTTGATATGTTGGAAAAGAAGAAAGAAGTCGATAACCTTGCCAGTGAACTTTGTAGAAAAATGCTAGAGAGGTTGTAGATGAGTTCCATAGACAACTTACTTCTATCCTTGCAAATGTCTATATTAGAGAAAATAGATGGCAAAGACCCTATTGTTTCAATAACTAAGGAGGGTAATTCATTATATTTTGAAAACAAATTAGGTAAAACATTCATTCTAGATATACCTCAAGGAGAAACTGGGCTAACAGGAGCTAAAGGGGATCGTGGGGAAAAAGGAGACACTGGAGAGAAGGGTACTGTTGGTGATAAGGGGTTAAAAGGTGATGTGGGCGCGCAAGGTGATCGTGGTGAGAAAGGAGAAAGAGGAAAAGGAGACAAAGGAGACAAAGGAGACAAAGGGGACAAAGGTGAGGTTGGTGAAAAGGGAGAAATAGGACAAAAAGGCGATATTGGAGAAAAAGGCGACACAGGTAACGGTATTGTTGATGTTAGATTCGACCAAAGAGGTCATTTAATTATTACAACTAATGATAAGAAGTTCGACCTTGGTTTACTCAAAAGTAGCTCAACAGGTGGCGGGGGTGGTTCGGAAGATTTTACTTATACCAACTCACTACCTACCCCTTTCCCTGTTGGTGGGATGATAGAGGGCACTGTTTTCGACAAGATGGCTTTGAATGAGATATTTACCAAGCTATTTTATGGTTATAACTATCCTTTTTTCGACACTTTTTATATAGATAATTTTCCAACAGTATTAGAGTTGGGGGATATAATAACCTCCGAGCAACACAACGCTATATGGAATATAACTAATACCGAACTACTTTTAGAGGATAGTATCGATATAAAATATATAAACGGAAACCTACCACTAGCAACAGGTATTCAGAACACGGGAATATACAGCGTGAATTTACCAGATATTGGTTTTACTAGCTTGACATCTGCTGTCTTTTTAATTACTGCTAGAGACACAACGGGGATTATCTTCAATAAAACATTCTCAGTACCTGTTAAATCTAGAATATTTATTGGGGAAAGCTCGGCTGATACCATGACACAACTAGATATAGAGACTTTACGTGTAAGTGAGCTAGCTGACGACATAAACGGCGAGTACGACATGTTGGGCGGTGGGTATAAATGGTTTTGTTATCCCGCATACATGGGTTTGCGTAATGAGTTTTCAGATGTATTTGCAGTTGAAGCTATAGCAATGGTAGATGCTCAAACAGTATCTTTTACTAACGCTTATGGTTACACGCAAGATTATTTGTGTTATCGTAGCTTTAATATACTAAATGGTGATATCAAAATTGAAGTGAAGTAGAAAGAATGAGTGACCCGACAAGAACTGGTAAAATGATGATATGGCAAGGGGGTGGTACTCGTGGGTATCTTTCTGCTCTTATGTCTGAATACATGAATAACCGCCTAGGTATCCCGCAAGATAAGATGTACGAACATGTTGACGTTATGGGGGGAACGAGCACGGGTGCGCTACAAGCAGCTTGCTATGCCTTTGGTTTAACCCCAGCAATAGCCCAACAGATATATCTAGATATAAGCAAAAGATTATTTACATCAAGAGATATACCCGTTGGTTGTGACGCTCTTCTTGATTCTAATAAATTAAATATAGCACAAAAGGTTGCCCTTATTTTATTGAATGAGCCGTTTTATCAATCACCGTGCCCTATCGGAGAGGGAGATTCCAATTATGGTGATAATATATTACAAACAACGTTGATTGACACTTTTGGTGATTCTACAATGCAGGATTTACTTACCTCTGTTGTAATCCCTTCATACGAAGAGAGTAATAAAAAGTTTAGTTATTTCTCCAATAATACAACCCCGTTTTTCATTGGTCAAAACCACAAAATAAGGGATGTGCTGAGAGCTAGCTCAGCTGCACCATTATATCTACCTGCTTGGGATATTAATGCGGCAATATATGGGGATGGTGGTATTTTTGACAATAACCCAATACCCATGGCTGAAAGGTGTTTGAAGACATTGAAACCGAGACTAAACAGGTTATTAATAATAACGTATGGTACTGGACTTGGTAGTTACGGTTTCGAGGGTACTCCGTCAGGGGACGTTGAAACATCCATAACGAGGTTGTCATCTCTGTTTGATATATCATCAACAGGGTCGCAAGAATCTTCTACTAAAATGTATCAGTTTGACATGAACTACACTACAGATGAGACGCACATATATAACTTCCAACCTGTGCTTGACCCTAATATTGATACTGAGTTAGATACATCAACCCCAGCTTTATTTGCATACCTACAATCTGTTTTTGATCAACACATTATTGACAACATCGCCGAGATTGATGACTTTGTAGTGAGATGGAACTTATGATAAACCGAGACGGCGGTCTTACTGTAACAGGTTATGTAAGCCCCACTGACAGTTCCGATACATACCCAACCCATCTAGAGAACTTGGGGCGTGGTGGTATTCACACAGTAACTAATAATGTTCTTAGGGATGCTATAACGACAGAGCGAAGGTCGGAAGGGATGCTTTGTTATGTTGAAGAAACGGAATCAGTATACCAACTTGTGGGGGGTATTGATAATAGCAGTTGGGTATTAGTATACGACATATCGGGTGGGGAAATCGAGTTTAATATAACTTGCCCTACTGATTATGTACTAGTAGGGGATTCAGATGATAGAGCCGTACCGTCCCCTGTTTTACTTGATACTAGGCTTGATATAATTGAGATGCGTAAAGCTGATGTTTTACTTGGTCACCCTAATCATAAATTCCCCAATGCTATTACTTTGAACACCTTCGAAGATGGTTACGTTTATTTAACAGACGGTGATATAAGTACAATAGCAACAATACCTTTAGCTAGTTTACCAGATTTGGGTGTTTCGTCTAATCCTTTATACTTATTTGGTGGCAAGATATGGAGAGGTACAGAATCAAATAGACCCGAAGAAAGTGACTCTTTAAGTGCGCTAGAAATCTCTGTAGGTATTACTCAAAATATCACCATACCAGGAATACAAGCCGATATAGTTGCTATAAATGTAGAACTAGGGGTTGTTGAAAGTGCGTTAGCTGGGGTCACTGGTACTATTTTTGTTTTGCAAGGGGAAATTGTAGATATATATTTAACACTTGAGGACCATAATTCGCGACTAATAGACCACGGAGATAGATTAGATACACAATCTAACAGGCTTGATAATATTGACATAAGAATTGACGACTTACGATTAAATACAATATTAACAGATGCTGATATAGATGTTTATAATTTCAAGATTATGAACTTGACAGACGCTATTAACGATCAAGACGCAGTTAACTTACGTACTCTACAAACATATATTGGTGGTTTACCATCTAGCATCACATTAGATGGAGATGTAACAGGTGTTGGCGCAACTGGTGGTATTATTACAACAACGTTAGAGTTAACGTTAGATACGATTAATATAGCACAAGACTCTGTTAATCTTAATAATCAACTAATTACTTTTGTAGCTGACCCCATAAATGATCAAGACGTTGTTAATTTAAGAACCCTCAATACAACGGTAGCAGCTGTTGATACTGATATCACATTAGATGGAGATGTAACAGGAGTTGGTACAACAGGTTCTATTATTACAACAACGTTAGAGTTAACGTTAGATGCGATTAATATAGCACAAGACTCTGTTAATCTTAATAATCAACTAATTACTTTTGTAGCCGACCCTATAAATGATCAAGACGTTGTTAATTTAAGAACACTAGAGAACTTTATCGGCGGTGTACCTATAAGCGTAACTTTAGAGGGTGACGTAACGGGCACTGGTACAACAGGTTCTATTATTACAACAACGTTGACTCTTACGTTAGATATGATTAATATAGCACAAGACTCTGTTAATCTTAATAATCAACTAATTACTTTTGCGGCAGACCCTATTAACGCTCAAGATGTTGTTAATTTGAGAACCTTAGAGAATTATGTTGGTGGTGTACCCACAGCTGTAACACTAGAAGGGGATGTAACGGGTGTAGGTGACACTGGAGGTGTTGTAATTACAACATTAGAGCTAACACTTGATCAAATAAAAATTGCAGAAAACACAGTTAGTTTAAACAATCAGAAAATAGATAATCTAAACGCTGATACAGTAGAGGAAAAAAACGCAATTAACGCACAATTTATTTGGGAGTTAATGCATGATGAAATAGAGGTTAACTGGTTATGAGCGCTTTTACAGTTTCAAATATAAAGCCGTCTTTAAATATAGACGCAAATCAAAGATATATATTAGGTTTAGATGAGTTTCCAGAGCCTGTAGGATCTATTAAGGTAGATAATATATTTGTACCAACCTTAGTTATGCCCGCAATAACCAAGCAAGAAACTAGAAACAAAGATTTATCTGGGTTTAGGTGGGTTCATACTACAAACAGCACAGATACTTTTGGTTCGTTTATATTAGAAAGTTTTGTTAATGCTGCATCAACAGGGGTAAGTTTACTTAAATTTAATCAAAACGGTACAATAACTTTTGAATCAGTTAGTAATTTCAATTCATTATCAACGTTTAATGATGATGTAACATTTAATGGTAATGCCATTTTTAATAACTCAATATCGCTACCCAATAATATAGATGTGACTGGTAGTACCCAAAGTTTTATATATTCAGGTAATGCCATAGGGTCTTTTGACTTAAAAAATACACAAATACCAACATTAAGTGTTCCAACCAATACTATATTAAAACTATCCAACAGCGCAGCTAATGGTGGATTTGAATTTAGGCATATTTATGAAGATGTTACAGCTTTAGGATTTGGTAAGTTGGTAATTAATACAAATAATACTTTCAATGTAAAAACCAACTATGTAACTTTTGGATATAGTATTTTGTCAGGAACACCAGCCTCGGGCACAATAGTTCCGAACACTACGTTTGGAACTGTTACAGATGAGTCTGTAAAAGCAACAGTGGCTATAAATGGCGGTGTAATTAACGAACCTAACGAAGCAACTTGTCTAAGGGTATTGTCTACAAATAGCTCAACTAAGATCGAGTTAATGAACAACGCAGTAGGTGGAAATTTACACGAGCTTAGGTCAGATTCAGATGGTAGTTTCAGTATAAAAAACAGAACAACCGACCTAAACGGATATAAATTAGATAGTTTTGGTAATCATATATCGAGCGGTGTGAGTTATATGTCTCGTCCAACTATCTACATGATAATGCAAAATAACTTATTAGGAACAACTATAGTTACGGGAAATAGTTATGCGAAAGTACAAGGAATAACAAACACAGCAGCACGCAATGCGTTTCAAGAACCAGTTGGAACAAATAATAGGGTAACCTTTGCAGGTAATTATTCTATATTCAGTCTTGTCAACGTTTCTATAGTGTATGCACACAATGGGGGGGCAAACGATGAGGTGCTTTTTGCTTTATATAGAGATGGTGTTCAAATTGCAAATAGCGTTATTTCCGACACAGCGGGGGTAGCGAATAGGTATGTACAAATATCAATTACTGGACATATATCATTTAGCCCAGGGGAATATTTAGAACTATTCTGTACGCATCCAACTAGCGGCAGAACGATAACGGTTAAACGTTTACAACTTACAATAGCATAAAAGGAGATTATAAAAATGATACCAATTCAAGATTTAATAACACGTATGAACAATATAAATGCAGAACAACTAACTAGAATAGCAGAAAAAGAGGTTGAAAAACAACAATTGGATATAGCTATAACTGGTCAAGAACAAAACATAGCTACTTATAATGCTCAAAAAGAGGCTTGTAATTTGGCTATTGCTGAATTAAATGCTAACATAGTTTTAGACAATGGCATTCTGGTCATATTAAAAGATCAAATATAAAATTAAAGAGAGATATATTATGAAACTTATTGATTCAATAGATGCTTTAAAAGAAAGATCGACATTAATAAACAATTCAAACATAGATTATCAACATTTACAAAGAATAACTACCCAAGTGTTAAATCACACTGGTGAAGTTACTCCTGAATTTGAAGAACTTTGCAGGACTTTAAATATTTTGTGTAGTCGGGTTGAAAACTCAATGGTAACATTGCGGAATATGATACCTATTAAAGGTTCAGTAAATGAAGTCCAAACAGACTAATAAGTTAAGAGCTGGGATAATAATTTTTCCACGTGTTGAAGCAATTAAATAATTGTTATACTTAAAACACGATTTGACTTTTAACTAACAACCACTTAAACTACACATATTATATAACTAAATAGGTAAGTATGACATTGGAAGAAACAATTGAGGCCGTGATGGTTGAAATCAGATCAATGATCCCTAATGAAAGTAACTAAAAGAAAACTGATAGCTAAGGTTGTAACGTTCCCTTTCTTCCAGTCGGTTAAATACAGAAAATACATAATCAGTACAATAGACAAGACAAAAAAAGACATCAATAAAGTTTTGGTGTCTTTTTTTACTATCCACAAAGATGATTATGTAGATGACCTGAAAGGATTGTTTGACGATATAAGGACTTCTTTGACGTTAAGTGATGAGCTTGTAATAGCTAACCTAATACAAATAGGAACATCTATAGTTGGGTTTACAAGAAGGCAGCTTATCAACTCTCTCAGAGGTATTATTAGCATTAACGATATATCTAATAATTTAGGTGTTGATGTATTTTCCTCCCCCATTAACCTATCACAAAACGAATTATTAAAGTCATGGGTATCAACAAACACAAGACTAATAACAAGTATCAACGAAACCTTGTTGAATGATGTAGCTACTATAATAGAGAGTGGGTTCAGAGCTGGTAACACTACGAGTTATATACAAGGAGAAATAAAAGATAGATTCGGTGTATCAGATAAAAAAGCGTCTCTGGTAGCCAGAGACCAAACGGCTAAATTACACTCGAACTATATAAGGCAAGAACATCTTGACCTTGGTATAACTGAATATGTATGGTTAACAAGTAATGATGAAAGGGTTAGAACTTCGCACAAAGTTCTAAACAATAAAATAATGACATGGGAAGACGCAAGTATATATAAAGATCAAAGCGCACAAAACTGGGAAGATAAGAGCGGTATAGGTGGGGTAGAGCTGCAAGTTGGTGAAGACTTTCAATGCAGGTGTGCCATAAAAGCTATAGTTAATATCTAAACACGTTATCCACATACTTATCTACATGTTATCCACATACTTATACATATAGTAATTGACATATGAGCAATTATAAACCACAATAAATATTATTTATATTTATTGTGGTTTATAAGTTGTCTGAAATTCGAGTTGATAGGGTTTTCTTACCTAAAGTTTCAAAAACCAAAGAAGGGTATATCAAGGGAACAGCTATTGTTACTCGCACAGGTGTTTTTAAATATAAAAATGCAGATGGGTCAGATAGGTTTGAACTAAGACATCCAGATGATGTTTTAAATATCGACAGTTTGGAGACACTTAAACACATCCCTATAACAAACGAACACCCGAGCCAACTGGTCACCTCCGAGAACGCCGACACTTTAAGCGTTGGAATGACTGGCGAAATGGTTTCCGTTGATGATGGTGAAATATCAACGTCAATAATAATCACACATAAGGACGGTATAAACGCTGTAAACTCTGGTAAGCAAGAATTATCCCTTGGTTATTCTTTAGATGTCGAAGAGGAAGCGGGCGTATATAACGGGGAAGTATATACACATAGACAAAGCAATATAAATTACAACCATTTAGCTATTGTTGAGATGGGGCGTGCTGGTAGATCAGCTAGGCTTAACTTGGACGGAGCTTTATATCAAACAACTGAGAACATAAACGAGGTTAATGTTATGTCAAATAAAACTGATGTAGACGAAGGTATCGTTACAACAGAGGTAGTTGAAGCTAAATCAGAGGAAAAGGTTGAGGTTACTACAATTGTAAATGATATACCCGCTACTACAACGGGTACAGAAACTACCGATAGTATTGATCGCAAGGACGCTATCATTGACGAGTTGCGGGCAGATAATACCAGACTTAAAGCCATAAACGTAGACGCATTAGTTATTGAAGGCGTTAAGGTTAGGTTGTCACTATTAAAAAAAGCTGAGAAAGTTATAAATATTGACGACATGTACGATAAAAATGATCGTGAAATCATGGAGAAAGTTATTGTAACTCATAATTGCGATGTTGATTTGACGGATAAATCCGAGGCTTATATTTCTGGTAGATTTGATGCTATTGTTGAAAGTTTAACAAACTCCGCAGGTATTATAAGTCAAATGCTAAATCTGGTAAACACAGATAAGGCTAATAAAGAGTTGTCGGGTATTGACATATTAAGAAATCATTCAAAAAAGGTAATATAAATGGCATACGGATACAACATAGTTGAAGCTCAAACTGGACAAATTGCAGACGCTAGCAATAGAATTGTTGACAGCTTTACAGCAGAGGCGGTTATTGGTTTTGGGTTACCCCTTATGAGGGGGACACTTCCCCAAGAACAAGTCTTACCGTGGGCTGGAACGGTTGCAACACCGATGGTGGGTGTTTCTGTCTTTACTCAAACTCAAGCAACTGGGCGATACCCTGTTGATACAGCAGTGTCGGTAATAACAGAAGGTCGTGTATATGTGCATGTCGTTGATGCCATATTTATTAATGCAGGTGAACGCGCTTATATAAACGTTACAAACGGTTCTTTCACTAATGTTTCAGCGGCTAACTTGCTTGTGGGTAAATTCTTAACAACAGGTAACTCTGCCGGCGGTTTGTTTGTATTGGAATTAAACCCAGCACGTATTTAATTATAATCATATAAGAGAGAACTCATGACTAAGTTTATAAATCTTGACGTTGGTTCGTCTATCTTTTTCGCAAGAGAGCTTGAGCAGATCAAAACAAGAACATTCGAAGTATTATATGCACCTTTAAAGTCGACTCAACTTATACCAGTTGACAGCACGACAAGTCCTGGGGCAACAACTGTTACTTACACGCAATACGATTCAACAGGCAAGGCTAAAATCATTAGTAACTATGCTGATGATTTACCTACAGCTGATACTTTTGGCAGACAGTTTACAAGTAATTTGCGTAGTATTGGTAATTCGTTTGTGATGTCTATTGAAGATATTAGGGCTGCTCAATTCGCTAATAAGCCTCTAGAGCAACGCAAGGCAAATTCAGCAATGCTTGCGCACTTACAGTTAATGAATAAGTTAGCTTTTTTCGGTGATACACAAGGTGGTGTACAAGGTTGGTTAACAAACCCAACAGTGAACTCCGCCCCAGTTGCTGGTGCAAACGCCGCAGCCAGACTGTGGAGTGCAAAAACCCCGTCCCTAATTCTAGCCGATCTAAACGAAGCAGTAACTTATGTTATTACTAATACAAACGGCGTTGAAAACGTAGATACTATTGTAATGCCTATTAGTCAATATCAACTTATTGCTAATACTCAGTTTGCAGCTGGCACAGATACAACTATTTTGCAGTATTTCCTTAGGAACAATCCTAATATTACGGTTGAATGGGCGAACGAACTTAACCTCGGGTTTACTGGTGGTGTTAGCGGTCTTATTGCTTATAAAAAAGATGTTAATAAGTTCTATCAAGAAATCCCTCAGGTTTTCGAGATGTTTGAGCCTCAGTATGATAACTTGGCTTATAAGATACCATGCCACTCTAAGCATGGCGGTACAATTATAGTTTACCCACAATCGCAAGTATTTAGAACTGGTATCTAATGGCAACGCCAGCTGAGTTGATTATCATAATAGCTCCCGAATATGCATCAATAGATGTTTCGGGAGCTATTGACGTTGCAGAGATGCAAATAGCTACTGGGCTTTGTGGCGATAAACGCCCACTGCTTGTAGCGTATCTCGCTGCACACATATTGACCATTGGCGGTAAAGCTGGTGGCGCAACTGGTAATTTATCAAGCTTAAAAGAAGGTGGGACTGCTGTGACATATAAAAGTGCACAAGCTGCCATTGAGACCACTGGACTGTCCGACACAAGTTATGGTAGAGAGTACGATAGGTTAAGTAGGGGTTGTGTATTTGCAGCAAGAACAAGGATGACAAATGTCACTAACGTATACTGATAAAGACCTAGGTTGGAAAGACTTAAAAAAACGGCTTAAGGAGTTTAAGAAATCTACTATAAAAGTAGGGATACAATCTAACGCTGGTATGAATAAAGGCGCAAGAATTGTAGATTACGCGGCTGCTAACGAATTCGGAGTATACGGGCATATTCCAGAGAGATCTTTTATAAGGTCAACTGCTGATAAAAAAAAGAACTGGGTTAGCGAGATAGATAAGGCTTATTATTCTATAATAGATAAAGGAGCTGGAGCTATAGCAGCTATAGCTCGGGTTGGGATAATAGCGAGAGATGATATAAAACAGACAATAACAGATGGTGTATCCCCTGAAAACAGTGAATTTACTATTAAAAAGAAAGGGAGTTCTCACACACTTATTGACACAGGTCACCTTAGAAACTCAATACAATACAAGTTTCAAGGTAATAACGAGTAATATTTATGCTTACTGATATTTTTAAGAGGGATGTAAGTGTTATAAGAAAAGGTGACGGGTCGTATCAAAACTTTGTATGGATAGATGGGGCTGATACTAACTTTACGATAAGGGCGAATGTACAACCAACACCTGCTGAGATAATGATGACATTACCAGAAGGTTATAGAACTAAGGATTCGTTTGTATTATATACTAATACTAGGTTACTTACTTCTAATGATAATAAGAATAATCCAGATGTTGTGCTGTTATATGGTAAAAGGTTTTTTGTTACTAAGGTTGAGGTGTGGCAAAATACTATATTAGAACATTACGAGATTGTGGTAGTTAAAGAGGAATCGGATGTTAATTAGTGAAGTTTATAATAGAGTTGCTGAGTTTGCTGTGCTTACAGTTGATGATCCTCTTGTTAGTGTAATCTTTGCTAATCAAAACTCTCCTAGGCCTAAAAAACCTTTTATAACAATATCAATTGGGATGTTGAGTGATGTTAGCTTTCCTATGAGGTATGAAATAGATAATAACGGTATACAAGAACTTGTTTTGAATAAGTCGTTTATTGTTACATTCGATTCTTATGGTGACGGATTACATCAATCAGAAACTATTTTAAATAATATACAAAATAAGCTCAGGACTGATTTTGCTTACTACCATTTTAGAAGTGATATAGCATATATTAGAACAATAGCGGGGGTATCATCTGTACCTGTTGCTATAAACGGTATAAATGAAAGTCGTGCCGTTTTAGAAGTGGAGTTTGCTTTAACGCAGACTGTTTACGATGATGTTGGTTTAATAGATAATATCAGTATAGAAGATGAAACAACTGGTAATAACATAATAATAAATAGGTAAACTATGGCCACAATAATTGACGAAGTAGTAAATGTAACTATAACAAGAGACAGCGTTGGTATAACTCGTGCCGATTTCGGCACTATATTGATAATTGGTGATAGTCAACCTGGTCTTGGTGATGTTATGAGAACGTACACATCCCTGACAGACGTTCTAGAAGATTATGAAGATAGTGATGATGAGTACATAATGGCATCTAAGATATTCGCGCAGGCAATTAAAACGGATAAAATAAGGATAGGTCAATTAAGTACCGGCCCTGCTGAAACTTTTTTAGAGGCTTATAACCGTTTCAATTTAGGTTTTGGCGATCAGTTTTACGCTGTAGTTATAACATCAACGGCCACTCCTGATATTTTAAGCATCGCTGCTGCTGTTGAGACAGATTCTAAAATATTTGCAGTTGTCTCAAGCGACCCTGATATTAAATCCGATATTCCTAATAACGTTTTAGATCAGTTATATGACTTGGGGTATAACAGAACGTTTTTAATGTTTGTTGATGATAACGATAATTGGGTGAATGCTGCGTGGCTCGGTAGAATGTTACCGTTACAGCCAGGAAGTGCAACATGGGCGTACAAGGATTTAGTAGGTGTATCAGATAGGAGTATATTGAACTCAGTAGAAAGAAATAACGTAAAACAAAAAAACGGGAACTATTATACAAATCTGGCTGGGGCTAACGTTACTTTTATTGGAGTTATGGTTAGCGGTGAGTATATAGATGTTATTCATGGCCTTGATTGGTTAGAAGCATTTATACAAGAAAACATTGCTCAACTTCTTATTTCAGCCCCCAAGATACCGTATAATAACAATGGTATAGGTCTTATTGAAAACTCACTTAGGGCCTCCTTACAGGAAGCTGTTAATAGAGGTATTATTAATCAGGATTTTATCATAACAGTACCTGATATTTTAACGGTATCACCAGCAAATAAGGCTGATAGACTTCTTAGTGATGTTAAATTCATAGCAACGCTAACTGGTGCGATTCAAAACATAGTAATTAACGGCTCAGTAACAGTATAAAGGTAATAATATGGCAAAAAAAACATTCGACCCAAACCAACTGACGGTATCAATAGGGCCACATACAGCGACAGGTTTTGCTGAGGGTACTATGCTTTCAATTGAAATGGATGAACAAAGATATAACACAGAGGTTGATGCTAACGGCAACTCTATTCGTTATAAAATTAATAATAACAACGCAACGATAACTTTGACGTTGAATCAGGGTTCACCAACGAATGATATACTGTCTACTTTCTTTAACTTAGATAGACAATCAGATACTGGCGTGTTTCCTCTATCTATAAAAGATAACAGAGGCGGGACACTTGTTACAAGCATAGGCGCTTATATTGAAAAAACACCTACTGTTGATTTTGGCACTACTGGTAATAACAGGGAATGGGTACTTAAGGCAACAGAAGTAGGGTTCTTTGTTGGAGGACTTAATTAATGTTAGAAAAAGTAAGCAAGACAATTAATGGGCAGCAGTACGAGTTTGGACATTTACCTGCCATGTACAATACTAATTTGTTCATTAAGTTTACCTCAATTATAGGAGGGTCATTATCTAAGTTTTTTGGGGCTATGAATAGTACTGATTTATCGCTTATAGGTGAAGGTGTTAGTAAAATAATGACTTCTATACATGTAAACGACCCCGAAGGTAAAATCATATTAGACATAATGACGCAAACAACTCGTAACGGTGTATCTATAAACAAGGACACTTTCAACCAATTTTACACGGGTAACATTGAGGAAATGGTTGAAGCCTTATTTGAAAGCATGGTGGTGCATTTCAAGCCTTTTTTGCCGATAAGCAAGCTCTCTGGGTTACTGACGTCAAAAGAGACGTCGACAACCGATCTTATGGGAAGCTTGACGAGCAAGTAACGTTTAAGTGGTTTATGTACAGACCTCTATTGGCTAATAAAGTGACACTGACCGAATTAAATTCTATAGTTACGGTTGGTGAATTATTTGAGATAAACGCATTACTTGATATGCAGGAAGATATTAAGTATCAAATGCATAAAGAACAAGAAGCAAATAATAAACGCGGTTCGAGATGATACTTAGGGAGCTTGTAACAAAATTAGGTTTCGAATTAGATGATAAGAATTTAAGAAAATTCGAACAGTCTATAGATGAAGCTAAAACAAAATTAGCTGATTTTGGTAAAGCTTTAAGCGTTATCAAGATTGGGGTAACGGCCGTTGTTGGTGCTGCTACTGGGTTAACAATATTAGCGTTATCTACAGCTAAGGCTGCGAGTGAAACAGATAAATTAGCCGAGAAGCTTAATATAACAACTGATGATTTGCAGAGCTTAGAGCTTATAGCGCAAAGCAGCGGGTTAAGCGTGAACGAGCTATCTAAGTCTTTCTCTAGTTTTAATGATAATTTAGGTAAACTTGACACCACTAACAAGGGGGTCGTTAATGATTTGGTGTTGCTAAGTGTATCAACAAAGGATCAAAACGGAAACCTTAAAAGTTCGTTTTCATTATATCAAGAAGCTGCAAGGAAGATATCAGCATTAAAAGACCCGATCAAGCAAGCCGCTTTATCTCAAAGATTACTTGGCACATCTAATAAAGATGTACTTAAGATATTCGATATGACTAATGAGTCATTTGAGAAACAACGGGAGGAAATAGCACGGCTTGGTTATGTTATTGATAGTAAAGGTATTCAATCATCTAAAGACTTTATAAAATCTTGGAGTAATTTAAAAATTATAATAGATGGTGTAAAAAAGGAACTATCCGTCAAGTTCATGCCCGTGTTTTCAGATGCTATATCAATGTTCAAAGATTGGTATGTTGCTAATCGTAAAATTATAAGTCAAGGAATATCTACTTTTATAAAAGGGGTGAGTGTTGCTTTTAATTTACTGGTTACAGTTATGGGTTACATCTTAGCTCCGATTAAAAGTATAATTAACGTTTTAGGTGGTTTAGAAACTACGATAAGCGTATTAGCTTATACGTTAGGATTATTGATGATACCTAGAGTTCTTGCGGCTGCTGCTGCCGTTAGAGTGTTAACCATAGCCCTATTAGCTAACCCTGTTACATGGGTAACAGCTGCTATCATAGCTTTGAGCGTCGCTATAGCTTTAATTATTGATGATCTTGTTAATTGGACAACTGGTAATAAATCATTAATAGCTGATCTTCTAAAAGATTGGTTTGGTTTTGAAATGACATTTGAGGAGGTGATTGATAATGTCGTTGATTATTTTAAAACGTCATTTGAATCATTAGCCAAGTGGTTCAGCTCCTTGTTCGATGGAATATTGGGTACAATAAAATCAGTAAGCGACTTTGTTGGTAGTGGTGTTGATGCTGTTAGAGAAAAAACCATATTTAGAAAGATAATAGATCAGGATAAAAAAATAAAACCCACTATTAATGAAGAAGAAAAGATATTACGTAAAATAGAGCTAGTAGATGAGAACAATCTAAACGATGAACCTAGGATATTACGTAAAATAGAGCTAGTAGATGAGAGCAATCTAAACGATGAACCTAGGATATTACGTAAAATAGAGCTAGTAGATGAGAGCAATCTAAACGACAACGATGTTCAAAATAGACTACAACCTTTAATTAATCCTAACTCTTCTTTAAACGGAATATCCCCTGTTAGCGGTAATTCCACATCTAATAAAGTAAATCAGTATATAACAGAGAATGTAACTGTGAATGTTCCAGTTGGTACAACTGCCGAGCAAAGCTCGGTTATTGCCGCCCAAGTTACTGATATATTCCAAGAGCAGTTTAATTATAACATATTAAAGGGCTTAGACTCTTTATCGAGCAGGTAACCATGGCTATAACACTACTTGCATCATTAACTAATCTTGTTGGAACGGGTAAGAAGTTATTGTTTACTACTCAAACTAGGATTGGGGAATTGTTCATCGATGGCACTCACATGGAAACAATAGATTATTCAAGTGAGATAACAAATCACCCAGTCGAGGGCGGTTATTCAATAGCTGACCATATTTACAGGAATCCGTTAAAAGTTAAAATTGAAGGGTCAATAACGGATGCTTCTGTTGACATAGTGGGTACAGCTAAAGATTTCGTAAATCTTTTTGACGGTAACTTGTTAAATAATGTTATAGATAAGTTCAGGGGTAAGGGTAGTAAGTCAACTGCCGCGTATGAGTTGTTAAAAGATATGCATGTCAATAAAGCAGTTTTTACTGTAGTTAATTACCTAGATACTTTTGACAACATGGTTATAGAGACTTTAACGTTCCCACGGGATAATACGATTGGTAATAGGTTGTTTTTCGAGGCAACATTAAAACAAATAACACTGGCTACGGTGAGAACTGTTAATATCTCTAACAACCCCCGAGGTGTTAGGGATGTGATAAGTAATAAACTTGAGACAGGTAGACAACAGACCAAAGTGCCAAGCACTTTAGAGGCTGTAAAAGGTCGTTCAGCGTTATCAAATATATTTGGGTAATATAATGGAAGTTATTAATTGGTTTGATGAGTCGTATTTTGAACAGTCGGTAGTTCTTGGTAATGTTCCATTTACTCTTATACACAACTGGAACGTAAGAGATGAAACTTGGGACATGTCCGTATATACTAACGATAATGCACCTCTTGTTGTTGGTAAGAGATTGAACGTTAACACTGATGTACTTAGTTCTGTTTTTACAGATGACAGACCCAAGGGAGTTTTAATAGTCGTTCCTGTTGCTAAAAACGTAGAGGTATTAACTCGTGATAACATGGGTACAGAAATTGATTTAATCTTTGTAGGGGAAGATGAATTACTTTGAAAGAGTGTGTCAAGTTGATATTTCCCCTGATATAAGGGTTGAGAATCACAAGATAAAGTTTGAGATTAAGAAAAGTGTGTTATCAAATACAAACTCTTGTCGTGTAGATATATACAATCTGTCTCAGATAACTAGAAATAAAATAACAAGCGACCCGTCAAGTCTTGTTAGGGTTTCAGCTGGATACGTTGAAAATGGTGGATTATTAAACATAGGGCAAGGAAACATAAGTAATATCCTGCATACTAGTAAGGGTCCTGATATAATTACAACAATATATTCAAAAGATGGTTTTAACGCCATAACCAATAACAATTTAAGTTTATCCTTTATCGGTAAAACGCAGCTAAGCTCTGTTATTAATGTTATAATAACTAAACTAGGTTTACCCGTTAAGTTTGCTGATTATAACAAATCGGGGGAGTTTAAAAACGGTTATTCGTATGTGGGGTCTATTCCAGAAGCATTAGATCAATTAGGGTCTCAGTTTGATTTCAGATGGTCAATACAGAACGGGCAATTGCAGATATTAAACGGTAACAACTCAACTAGTGAGCAAAACGTTTTTCTTTCTGCGGGCACAGGGTTGGTTGAAAGTCCTGAGCTTATAATAAAGACAAAGAACTTAGATAAACTTAATAAGAATGAATATAACGTTGTCTCGTTATTACAACCTCAGTTAGAGGCTGGTGATTTAGTACAAATAGAAAGTAACTCCTTAAACGGGGCTTTTGTCATAAGGGAACTAATACACACAGGGGACACAAGAGGCAACGAGTGGTACAGTAAACTAGTAGTAGCAAGTTATGGATGATATAGTTGATTTATTGAAGAAACTAACCTCACATGTAAGTAATGGGATACGTGTTTGTATGCCTGCCACAATTGAGACTTATGATTTCTTAACTCAACAGGCTAGTGTTAAGATTGACATGCAAGAGCTGTACGAAGACGGTGAAACTATAGACTATCCAGTTGTATCAGGTGTTCCTGTGGTTTTTATGGCAAGTGGTGGGGCTTCTATTACCATGCCCGTTAACCGCGGTGATTATTGTATGCTTATCTACGCTGATAGAGATATGAGTAATTGGTTATTAGGTGGGACAGGTCAAAAACCAGATTCGATGCGTATGCACAATCTTAGCGATGCCATTGCTATAATGGGGTTATTCCCTTTCACAAGTTCCGCTAGAGCTGAGAATAATACTGATGTTTTAATAACTTACTCTGGATCTAAGATAATACTCAAACCAAATGGGATTATTAATATCGAGACAACTAAAGACGTAAACGTACAAGCTGCTGAAACTATTAACATCACGTCTAAGGATGCTAATGTTAATATTGTAGATACTGTTAACATAAACTCGAAACAACTTAACGTTACTACTACTAATGATGTTGCTATAAACTGTAAAAATGCCAATATAACAGCAACGGAAGATGTTGCAGTAAACTGTAAAAATGCCAATATAACAGCAACGGAAGATGCTACCCTCACCTCTAATAACATAATTATAAACGCAGCGACCAACGTAGATATTATTTGTGAAAACGCAAATATAGTAGCTAGCTCGGCATTAAATAGTAAATCTCCTACTTTTACCCATACTGGGAATATGAGGATAACTGGTAATTTAGAACTAGAAGGAGCTGCGAGTGGTAAAAATGAAGCAGCTCTTACGGTGAACGGAGGGATAACGAGCACGGGAGGGGTTATTAAATCTAATGCCGTAACTCTAGACACGCATACTCACTCTTATAGTGCACCTGTTGTGGGTAGTTCACCAACAGCAGCCGTACCAGCAACAACTGGTACACCTATTTAATTCAGTATGTGCAATTTTTGCACATACTAACTAGACGGTATATATTATAAAATGGCTAAAATTGTAAATAGAGATATACTATTAGATAAACCAACTAACGATTTGGCTATTGTAGACTTTGACTTGCAGTTAACAACTGGTGATGAATTAACTGTACAGAAAATAAAACAAGTATTACGGTTATTTCAAGGTGAGTGGTTTCTTAATAACAACATAGGTATGCCGTATTTAACGGAGATTTTAGGTAAAGGTAATTCATTATCTAGAATTGAAACTTTGTATATACGAGCTATACAATCTATCCCTGAGGTTGTTGAGATATTAGAGTTTAACATTGACGAGATATCAAACACAAGAGAGCTAAGTATAAGTTTTAAAGTGCGAGATGAGGACGGAACAATATTAGAAGTTGAATTATGACATTTGGATTAACGGCGACAGGTTTTAATAAAAAGAACTTTCAGGACATTAAAAGCGATATAGAAACAACTTTACGTGATTCTTTCGGCACTATTAACTTAAACGATGAATCGGTATTTGGACAACTTGTTGGTATATTTGGTGAACGTGAGGCGTTACTATGGTATGCACTTGAGTCTATTTATAACTCAATGTATCCCGATACTTCAAACGACTTTTCCCTAGATAATGTATGCCAATACATTGGGGTTACAAGATTGTCAGCCACACCTACCACCGTTGTAGCTGAACTTACTGGCAGAAACCAGACGTTTATACCACTAAATAGTGAAACATCAGCCCTCGGTATCAATACCACATTCAGGTTAATAGACAACGTATTAATTACAAACGATGCTTGCTCTAAAGCAACTATCAATATAGATATTCTAACGCTACCGACGTACAATGTTATCCTTAATTCTGTTCAGTTCACATACACATTAGTTTTAAACGACACAAGGGATATTATAATTAACGAACTTGTCCAATTAATAAACGCATCACCCCTAACATTAACTGCATCTAACGTTGCGGGGCAATTAAGGGTAATTAGCGATGACGAGTTACTTTTTAGTGTATTTCTGTCAAGCGGTATGACGTTAAGTAATTTGTCTATTAGTTCTAAGTTCGTAGCAACTAACACAGGGCAAATACCTTTACCGACGGGGTCGCTTACAACCATCCAGACACCAATAGGTGGTTGGATATCTGTTTACAACTATGAAGCGGGTCTAACTGGTCGTAACTTAGAAAGCGATGCTGAACTAAGAATAAGAAGGGCGCAGTCATTAAGATTAGCAGGAGCTGGTACAGTTGAAGCTATACGATCCCGCATTTTAAATATACTAGGTGTTACAGCTGTGACAGTAAATGAGAATGTAACAAACGCAACATCTATTGACGGATTACCTCCCCATAGTTTTGAATCCTTAGTTTTAGGAGGGGATGATAATGATATTGGTAATGCTATATGGAAAGCAAAACCTGCGGGGATTAGAAGTTATGGGAATATACAAGTTAATATTGAAGACTCAACGGGTAGAACTCAAGCTGTGTATTTCTCTAGACCTATTAATTTATATATTTATGCTGACATTCAAATAAAACTGGATACGTCTGATAGTTTCCCTCTTGATGGTGTCGATGTTATTAGGTCACAGGTAGTGGCTCAAATAAATTCTTTAAATGTTGGTAATAATGTTGTGTATCAGTCTCTTTTTGCATCTATTTATAGTATATCTGGTATTGAAGAGGCTGGTATATTAATAGGTGGTACGTTAATAGAGATAAATATACCAGTTCTAACCTCATCCAACATTATAGCCCTATCATCACAAATAGCTGTAACAGACTTAAGTAAAATAACGGTAACGATAGTATAATGTCATTAATAAAAATAACAGATCACGTACAACAGGCACAAGATAGGCTTGTAGAGCAGTATAAGGAATCTGTTAACTTAAACAATTTGATTGAAGCTGTTGTTCTACCTATACAGGACATTGAGAATCAAACAGATGAGTTATATAGACTAAGGCTTATATCAACGGCCTATGGTGTACAATTAGATAAAATCGGCACGATTATAGGTGAGGCAAGGTTCGGTAGAAACGATTCAGACTATAGATCAGCCATAATAACTAGAATAAATATTAATGTTTCTGGGGGTGAACCCGAGTCGATCATAAGTGCTATTAGGCAGATTATTGGCCCTTTTACTATTGAATATATCGATATATTCCCTGCCTACTTCCAAATATTCATGCAAACGGTTAATTTCGTACCAAACGTGTTAGAGTTAATAGAACCCTTAAACCCCGCTGGTGTCGGTAGTTGCATACTATTACAAGGCGGTAATGAAAGTCCTTTTGTGTTTAGCGAACTGTCCTCTGAACCTTCTGAGTTCTTTGTACAATCTGGTAATTTCAATAACGATGAGGTTTCAGATTTAGAACTTGTATTTAGTATTGGTAACGATTATAATTTAGGGGTAGAAATCGAAACTATTACAGAGGATTTAACGGGTGATGGTTTTGCAGAGATATATTTAAACGAAGCGATTCTATTAATAGACGGAGCTGAGTATGATATTGGCGACGGTAATCTTCTAGAGTTAGATTTATCAGAAGCTAATGAAGATTATACAGTGAGTTCATTTGGTGGAGAACTTGTAGAAGTAATAGCGATATGACAACAGATAGACCAGACAAATACCCTGATTGGGCGATGAATGACGTAGTCGAGCCTATAAGTGGTCAAAATAACGTCATTGAACCACCGCAAGTGAAAAAAGATGAAGGCTGGGGTTATCGTGACAAAGGAGCTAGAAATTGGTTTAACTGGTTATCTAGATACACAGCAAATTGGATTAGATACCTAGATGCACCCGCAACATTCACTGTCGGGACAGTTCCTTTGAATGTTAATTACCCTCTAGGTAAGACTATATACGTAACTGATGCGGCAGGTGGTGCACAACTCGCTTATAACAACGGTACAAATTGGTTACGAGTTAGAGACGGAACTATAATAAATTAGATATGAAATATGGCAACTAAACAACTTACGGATTTAACATCTACCACAACTTTTGAAGATGGTGATTTACTTTTAATTAGAAAAACAGTTGCTGGTACTGATAATAAAATAGCTCAAGCTGATTTTATTAAGTCATTTGGTAACCCCGCTATTAACGGTTTCACAGCAATGAGTGAGGCAGCTAATAAGCTTACTTTAACAGCTAGTAATGATGTTGTGGTCGATACTTATTATGATGGTATGGTAGCGCATTTTATATCTGATATTGTATCTACAGGGTTAGTGCAAATCAAGGTCGGCGGACTTCCATATAAAGATTTTTTACAATTCGGTACAGTAGATACGGTTGTACTAGCTAATAATAAATACCTTGAAGCTATATATGTTGGCGATAATGCAACAGGTAAGTGGTTTCAGACTAATTTAGACACGCCGATCATTCCTACTATATTTACAAACGAATACGTAGCTATCGGGGTTATTGCTCCTGATGAATTAAGTACTACCTATTCACTTACCTCAGCTATAGGATCACCTAAACCTAACTATTACAACGCAATGAGTGCTTTATTTACAGCAAACATTGCAAGTAAAGGGGCAGTTTTATTGAACATAGACGGTATAGGTATAAAGAACTTAACCGACCCTGTTGGCGATAATATTCCTTTTGATCTTTTCGCAAACGAGCCTGTGATGGCTATTTATAACGGTACTAACTTTGTTAAACACTTGTTTTCTAGTGTTGACCCAGAAAAGCCACCTATTGACCCGGATTTACCAGTTCCAGATGATAATTTGATTACTGTAAATGTCGGACCGAATTTAGCAATAACAGAGATATCATCGGCTATCGAGCAGTTGATAAAAAGTTATGGCGAAGATGGTGGTAATAGGTTGGCTACCATACAATTAGCTTCCGATTATGTTCAAAATCTAGCACTTAGGATATATAGTAACACACCTTGGATAACAATAAAATCAGCTATTGGTGGGAATACTTTCAACGTCTCAGTCGAACTGTACACGGGTAGCATTAGTTTTACTGGAATATTTAATGTAAACGTACCTAGGTTTATGGTAAAACATACCTTACCTAATGTGCCTAGCAAAGGTGTAGCAATAGTTAAGGACTCTACTATAAATTGTATAACTAGTTCATCAGATGCAAAGTATTGTGTCTATGTAAACGTGGATAATGGCACAGACATTAATCCCCCAATTACATTCGATAATGTTAATGTAAATGGGTTTAATTCTCTTTACTATGCATCGGGTAATTTCGGTACAAAGTCTCGCAGTAATTTTTCTTACATCACGGGCAGTGTTAACTTAATTAACATTGCCACGGTATTTACAATACACACAGTCGGAAATATACAGCTAAAAGATATAAACTTTGGTAATCTTGTGCTCGGTTCAATTGGTTTTTATATAGCATACGATTTTACTTTTGAAAACGTAACGGCTACCACAGCTGCTCAATTTTACCCAATATTACGTTATATGGGGGGCTCACAAGGTTCACTAATAAACTGTAACATTCGTAATACTACAACCTCAACCATACCCGTAATTAATACACAAGGAGCCATTGCGTTCAATGGCGGTGATTTCAGGCACCCCAACAGCTCTGTAAATCCTGACATTTTAATTGAAAACTACGTGGGGGCTAATTGCACTAGAACAAACGGAACACTGGCTAGCTTTGACGTAAAACCACCTAATGGAACATTAACGGATATTTAATTATGAACTATATTATTTTCAACGAATGGAACGGAAACTATTCACTACGTGGTATACGTGAAACTGAAACAGCTAGGTATCTAGAAGATTACTTAGCTGTCTATGTGGATAAGACAGCGGAAGAAATAGAAGCAGATGGGATAACAATGTTTGATCTTCCTGATGTTTTGCCGACATATGTTATTGATGCTTTGAGACATCGTTTAAATCTAAAACTTGTAAAATACGTAAACTCTGTTTTTGATGAACTGACATTAAATTATAGCACGGCACATAGGGCTTTATTGCCTGAATTGTTTTCACAAGCAAATAAGTTATTACATGATGTTGACAATTCAATGGATAGTAACTACTCATTAATTAATAGTGTTGCCACAATAAGAAACGAATCGACAGCTTTAACAGCATCGAACATAGTGTCACAAGTAGAAGATTGCAAACGCATTTTAAACTCAGTTTTTGAATTAGAAACTATAATCAATAGTAATATATATACATCAACTACTTTGCCTGAGTTTTATGCAATACATAAGGAGCTTGATATCGTTAACGTGAAAGCGTCTGTATTGTCAATTAACAGCTTGACTAATGTTGAAACTGTTTCTAAGGTAAAAAAGAAGTCCACCCGACCTTTAGTTATTGAAGGGTAATTTTAATCGCTCTTCAATAACTATCATATCTCAATGGAGCGCATTATCAATCGCTTAATTTGTAAGCTTCCAACTGTAGTTTAGTTAAATACAGCTCATTCAACCACGTGTTTATATGTAAGCATTTATCAGCAGGTTGACATAATTTGCTAAGTTCGTCGGCAACTTTATCGCCAGCTAAAGGTATTGTTGGTAAATCTAATTGTACTTGTTTACAATTTCTTGTTGCGCATGCGCTTAATATTATCGTCAATACTACCAGCTTTAAAATCTTTATTAACATTGATTATCTTCTTTTGAACTAATATTGTTTTCTTATCCATGTTTGCTTCATCAATCAAAGCGTCTTTTTCAATTTCCAATTTCTTGTTTTTTCCATATATGTAATAGGAAAATGCACCAAGTGCAACTATTGAGAACTTAGCAATGTTATTCCAAGCATAGGTTAGTAACCCTGTTATGAAAGCCATAGTTGGTACTCCTCCTCTCTTCTTCTAACAAGGCCTGCCATAACACTACCGCCAGCTCTAACAAAGCCTTTGTTTTTATCAAAAAACTCCTCAGCTGCCGTTACATAATTGCCGTGGTTTAAATACAACAATCCAACGCTATTTTTAAATGCACCTCTTCCAACATTAAACACAAGAGAAGCAAGAGCGTCAAATTGGTTAGAACTTATATTTACTTTTACTGATTTGTTTAGACAACTCTCGACCAGTTGGCAATCTTCTTCAAGCAACTGGTCGGCAATCTCTACAGTTATGTGGTCGGCAATGTCGTCACTATCTAAAATAACATGACCGTAACCTATTGTTTTTTTACCAGCGGGACAAATATATGCTTTTAACTGCAACGACTCATATCTTTTTATGAGATCAAACCCTTTATTTGTTATGCGTTTCATCTATGAACCTATTTAAATCTTTATTTACGTCTTCTTCAACCTCGTGGCTAAAGTTAACATCTTTACCAGTAGTTACTTTTAATAATAGTTCCGATATTTCTTCTGCTAAGTTATTATATCCAAATATGTATTTTGAAAAAATACCAACAGTCAGTATTGAACCTATCATAATAAATTTATATTTTTTATTCATTTAAATACCTATTTTGCAATTTTAAAATAAATAAGGGCAATCGATGCAATTATCAAACTATATATAAACATATAGTTGGTATTATATGAAGCGAGATAGCCACACACACTTGCGCCAATAAAGTAAGTAGCACCTGTTAATAATGCTTCCATACCAACAGCAGAGCCACGTAGGTGTAACATATTACTTTTAGTCAATCTTTCATTGGTAGCGCTAATAAAAACGATTTGCGAACCTATTCTTTGAACGCCCCAAAATAATAAACTTATAATCGACATGGTAATTGGCGCATAACCTAAACACAAAGTTGCAAGGTTAAATAAAATCAAACTTAATATTGTTACTAATATAGCCTTGTTGGTATTGTTAGTATCTATTAAACGACCATAGTAAATTGCAGACATTAACATTATAGCATTGAATATACCAATTGTTGATAAATATATCAATGGTGGTACTCCATTTTGTTTCATATTTAAAGCAATCATACCATCCGAGAATCTTGCCATGAAAAACAATGAAAACGTTATAAGTAGTTTTTTATTGTTTATAAATACCTGCCTAAACTCCGATACATTTACCAACTGTTTATTTTTGTTCACAACACCGCTTTTGTCTTTTATAAAAAAACAACATATAAAAGCAATAGTCGTAAGAATAATTAGCACATATATTATGTTTTCCAATGAACCAATAATCGATTCAGTATCTTTATATACGTAAGCTATTAACAATGAAGGTAGTATAATACCTATACTTTTAGACATACTAAGTATAGCAAAAGCTTTTCCAGTTTGTTTTGCATTATAAAAAACAAACGCATCTCTTGGAGATGAAAACGAACCGTTACTTATTCTATCAAACAGCTTGGAAGCTAATATATAAAAAGAACTTGGCGTTAATAGCAGTATCTTAGCCACAAGTGCTGCCAATGTTGATGCTATAAATATTTTTCTTTTATCTTTTATTTTATCAAATATAACACCGCTGAAAGAACGTATTATCATTGCCGATAATTCCGAAAAAGATTCAATCAGTGAAAATACAAACATTGATATACCTAAACCCTCAACTAAAAGAAATGGGGATATTGTCATAATGACACAGGTACAGATTGCTAAAAGGAGATTGATTGCGTAAATATAGTACATTCCAGTTACCTATAAGTTTAAATAAAATAGCACAAAACAAAGATAATACGTATGTTTTATGTTGTCAATAGTTTTATTTGTAGTTTTTCAAAGCTGCAAATAAAGATTCTTGAGTAGTGTTTTTATCGTCCAATCTAGTTAATATTTTCTCATCTATAGTATTTTTAAGTACTATATGGTTTATGATAGTTGGCTTCTCTTGACCCTGCCTATGTAGTCTTGCATTGAATTGTAGGTAATCTTCTAAATTCCAAGTTAGACCAAACCAGACAATCATATTACCGCCTTTTTGTAAGTTTAAGCCTTTACCGCTGCTTGCTGGGTGAGCTAACATTAATTTAATTTTTCCATCATTCCATCTTGTTATTGTTTCGTTTGATTCGTCTAAACGTACTGCATCTTTAAACTTCAACAAAAGCCTTTCTAAGTCGCTTTTAAAATTATAAGCTACTATTATGTTTTCATTGGGATTATCGTCCAATATGCCCTGTAAAGCTTCTAATTTAGCATCGTGCACATGGATTGTGTTCTTAAACTTATCATAGACCGCACCGTTGCAGAATTGTAACAACTTACCCACCAAGGTTGCGGCGTTGTAAGCTATTATCCCGCAATCTTGTATCATGGTAATGTATTCACGTTCTAACTTTTTATACTTAGTTATTTCAGGATTATCTACTTTAGTAACCACGTCTATCCTTGGTGGTAAATCTAAATAATCACAAGTTTGCATAGAAAGTGTTATATCAGAAACTAAGTTATGTATTGCGGTTGGATCTTTTGGTGTGAACTTATAGCCTAAATAATCAGATATAAAGTAGTTCTGTTTATAGATAGACATAGTTCTACCCAGTCGTTTGCCTTTGTCTAATAAATACATTTGAGACCAAATGTCGAGTAGTCCGTTTGGGGCGGGTGTACCACTTAGTTGTACCATGTATTCATATTCAAACCTTCTTAGATATTTGAATCGTTTCGATGTTGCGTTTTTAAAACTTGACGATTCATCAATAATCACCATGTCCCAGTGCTTTGCTCTATTTTCAAGAAGCCATATGACGTTGTCCCTACTAGTTATATAAACACATACGTCTTTTTTTAAAGCAGCAAGTTTATCGGTAGCACTACCTATGACAATGGAATAAGTTATATGTTTGAAATTGTCCCATTTCAATATTTCATTAGGCCAAACATTGTTTACCACTTGTTTTGGTGCAATAATCAATACCTTAGCAATCGATCCTTCTTTTAGCAATTCATCTATGGCACTTAACGATATAGATGTTTTACCCAAACCCATACCTAAATATAGGGCACACTTTTTCTTATCTTTTATAAAATTAACAGCTTTCTGCTGATACTTATGTAATTTGATCATTTGTATGCATCTATGATAAGTTTTCCCGCTTCTATCGAATCTACAACATAGATATTGCAGTTATGTTTTTTAAACATGTCACACACATGCCCTTGTAATTTACCCATAACCTTACCTTTTTGTTTAAACTCAATGTAAATAGTCACGCCTTCATTGTTTATAAATATACGATCTGGTACACCTTTTGCTGAGGGAGATTTAAACTTGTAACTTAACATGCCATTGTCTTTTGCATATTGAGATATTTTATTTTCAATTACTTTTTCTAACATGTGCTTAATATAGGAAATTGGTTTTCGTCTAGATGTAACACAGTATCTATAATACTTGGGTATCGTGAGAAATTATAATAAGGCTCATAACTAATTTGATTAAAGTTACCTAAGTCAATTTCAGCATCCTCAGCTAAAATAATCCAATCGTCGTTATTTGAGAAAATAGATTTTACAAAGTTACGTCTTTTTTTTCTTATGGCTATAAACAGTTCACGTTTTTTGCACATTACATTTTACCATATATCTCTATTGATTTTTTAATGTACGCATCGTAAGCAGTTTCTTTGTTATCAAAATAACCTAGCCAAATTCTTTTACTGTCCTTACTTATGTAACTCATCCACTTATTTCTAAGTTTGCACCAACTAACTCCTTTGTATCCAGATGCGTTGTCTTTACGTTTATTGCTTGTAAATAATATTTCAGAAGTTGAACACTGCTTTAAATTCTCTATTGCGTAATTTAATGAATTACCATCTAAAAAACGTATGCGACCTACTGCAATCTCATTGAACATGGCATATATAATTTTATGTACATAAAAACGCTTTCCCTTTATGTTGGTAACATAATATTGTTGCGCTTGGTTTTGTTTACGTATAATAGTGCCGACTTCGTCACCTTTATTGACCCCGTTACCATTGTCTACTTTCCAATAAAGTTTACCTTCTATATATTCAAATAGTTCGTGTAACCTTTCTTTAGTTATCATATTTAACACCTAATTTACCTAACATTTTTTTAGCTATGTCTACATACTGAGCGTAACATAAATCGTTAGGCAAAGACTTATCTGTAATGTTCATTAATGGTTTACAATTACTTGCCGTGGGAACTAAGTTATTGTTCTTAAGATATCGTATATCGCCACCAGTTTTTGAGTGATACCACCTAACCGTTTTTCCTAAATATTGACTTTCGAAAGTAGCCCCACCAGTTACTTTGCGCATGTTTAGGAAATCTACTATATTATTTGACTTATCATGTATCACAGTCTCCAAACCTATGTTTTGTGTCAAATATTTTATAACCGCCTTGGTGCAAATTAAAGTTGACGAGTTCTTTCGCAAACTGTCATTGGCATAAACGCCCTTAGCTTTTATTGAATTGTCATCCATAACAGCTATATAACTATTTACAGATTCGTGATATATTGCCTTATATTCGGTTTTTTCTAAATTGAAGTTAGTAAGTTTTTCCCATTTCTTTAACGATTCGTTTAATTTACTCAACTGTTCACTCTTTCCCCTAACCGTTAACCCGTCTGTGTTTGCTGAAATAACACTGCAACCACAGTTTTCTATCGATTCAATTAACATCAATAGACTGAGCTGACCCGTCAGTGTTGTGTGTAATAAAAGCGATGGTGAATATAGGCAACTATATTTAGAGCCAAACTTACCAAAACTACCATTTAATATAATCTTAAATACATCAGATTTATTTTTATTTCCGCTCATCTTAGCTTTTATGCGTTCATCGTAAAAACCAGAATATACTTTCAAAAAATCAGAACCTAAGTTCTCAGGAAAGTATTTATTGTTAATTATGATCGATGGGTAATAACTAACAACGTCGACATCAATTAAGAATTCATCTTTATTCCTTATTACCGCTCTATTTTTTTCAGTTGAATGTATACCACCAATTCCTATGGTGTAGGTAGAGTGTCCAAGTTTGACCTTTCTTGTTACATCTTTATTTAATTTTAACGCTCCATGGGTATCTACATTAAACTCTACATATTCCAATTGGTTTTTAAGTTGTAAAAAACTATCTTCTGTAAAATTAATATATGCAGGTGCTTTGTATTTAAATACTTTATCGGTATCTATTGTTTTTACTTTAGCGTTTGTAGTATCTAACTTATATCTAAACACAGCTTCTGCGATTTGAGCATCCGACTTAGACCTAAAATCAATTGGTCGAGTAGATTGATCGAACTCTTTATTTAAGATCTCCCTAAGATTGATTGAGGGTTCTATTTGTTTGTATAGTTCAATTGTTATGTCAATGTCATTAATACAATACTCTTTTAATAAAGAAGCTTGTGTAGCACTAATAATGGCGTTTGGTTCAATCGGTAAGTCTTGCAATAAATTAGTAAACATCCTAGCTCCATACATTTTTAAACTTGTCATTATTGCAGGGGCTGGCTCTATTAAATCTATATGATCCCATTGTTGGGGAATGTATATGTTAAACTCTTTACATACTTGCCATGATTTCTTTTTAGATAAAATAAGCTCATCGGATAGTTTCTTTAACTGTAAATTTGATGCACCTTTTATGGCGTATGCAATCATTGGTAAATCGTAATTTATAGAATTAAATCCAACTGTAGTATAGGCGTTCATTATGTTGGATATTTCAATAACGTTGAGAGGTGCAACTGTCCCCTCAACGTTAGGTGATATTTTTTCAGAGTCACATGGAGCAGTTAACATTTCATATTGTCCAACCTTAACGTCAGATTTAAAACAAACTAAGAAATAATTACTGTAACATTCAACATCTAAAAATACCTTTCTCATTAGAATCCCATATCATCTACTGCATTAGTCGACTCTACTGCATCGAACTTACCACTAATGTCAAAACTACCTGCCCCAAAAGACTCACCATCATTTACGAACTGCAAAGCTAAAAGATTACACGCAATCCCTGTGTTTGGCTTACTGTACACCCATAAATCTATATATGCACTAACATAACATCCCCCGTAGATTATGTTATCATCACTTGCTATGGGTGTCTTTCCGTCCTTATTAACGATTGGAAAACGTCTTGTTGAAGTACCTTTGATTGTGTATGAATTTTGATACTCAGTTGTATCCGACATGTCCCCATCTTTTAGGCAAATGTTGTCAACTTTAACCTTGTTTCGATCTACTTTGTGTTCTTTTAAGTATTGATCTATTTGCTCGTTAATCTGATCAATTTCAACTTTGTGCGTTTCTTTATTTAATATGAACGTAGCTTCATATTTACCATCCTTACCTTCTTCCCAAACTTTTACTTGGAATATTGAAGGATAAGATAATCTTACGTTGTTTAATCTAATGTTTGGTAGTTTTAAATAATTTTGTGAACTCATTTTATACCTTTAATTTATTTAATTTATTTAATTTATTTAATTTAGTTTATTTCGTTAAAATCTACTATAACGTTTTCACCCATGGGAGGGATATCAGAAGAAGTAGTTGATCTTTCGTCGATACCATTATTTACTTCCCAAACAAGTATGTCGTCTACTGGCTTATAAATATCTTTTAGTATGTCTATGATTTTCATTTTATACCTTTAATTTAGTTTGATTATGTAGTGATGACTACATAAAATATAATACACCTATTATACAAGTTGTCAAGTGTTTATAATAGGTGTGCGATTCATTCTCAGTAGAAATTTATAAAATTCTTGTAGTTTTACATCACTTAAGTCGGCAACCTTCTCGGCGTTTAGTTCTATCAGTCTATTTTTAATTTCAATTCGATAGTTGGGGTTGTGGTCAATTAGTTGTAGTATTTTAGCTTTGACAAGATCTACATTTACAACTTCTTTGATAGTTAGTTGTTCAGTTAGTTTGTTGTTTACATACAGCGATAATCTTTCAAATACTTCATCTTGAGTTTCTTTGCTAAAATCAACATCGTCTTCTACTGTTATTTCAAATGATACGTTTTCATAATTACCTAAATTCTTGGTTTGTCTTTTGGTATAAGATATTCTCATAATTAACACCCTCTACTTTGATAATAATCTTGACGATTGCTATCTTTAATTTTACGCTCATCAATATCTATTTCTTCTATTGCTTGTTCCAAACCTATGGGGTCATTACTAAACTGTGATATATCAATACCATACAGCTTAGCTTTCGCAATAGTGTAGGCCTCATTTCTTTCATCTTCTGTGTAACTATTTTTGTCGCACATTTTAGTAATAGCTTCTTTAAAAGCTTCGTAGTTTCTATGTATTTGCATTGATGTCTGTATTCTCATTTGATTCCCCAGTTGGTTGTTACATTTATATCACTTGTTGAGCTAGAGTAGAGTTGCCATGCTCAGGTCTGCACAAATTTGTTGCATCGCTTTTTGACTCCCCTGATTACTTATCATATAACGTATGTTTGACGTTGTCAAGTGTTTAATCTGTAAAATTATCAAAACTAAACGCTATTGATTTACGCCTATCCGTATCCTTTACAAGTGATGGTTTACTTTCTCGGGTATATGTTATTTCTTCAACTTGTTCTTTAGTTAGCTTTTTGTCTATTTCAGCTAATGTTGGTAAAGATAATTTGGACATTGAATTTAATAAACTTTGTTGATCTTTTGTTAAAATAGAAATGTCTTTAAACTTGCGATAATTTCTACCAGAAACTAATTTATATCCGTCAAAATTATTACCGCTTGATATTTTATCGTAAACTAAATTTTCAACAGAAATTAAAAAATCACTTATCAATTTAGAACTGTCTAAAATAAGTTTAAGTTCTCCATCTGTCAGTGATGCTTTTTCTTTTAACGGCATCACTTCATAATTTATAAAGTTATATATAGCAGGGCACGTTGGTTTTGCTTTACACCACTTACACGCTTCTGCACTTGGTGTACGTATTGCGTTTGGGTCTAGTGCTGCCAATGCTTTTTCTTTAAAAAACTTCATCCATGTTAGTAGTTCTGAATAAGTAATCTCCCACTTTGAATAATTGTTAATACGTGGTTGAACTATATGCATAATTATATTATCAGGTACGAAACCTTTAACACTATTTAAAGCACCTATTGCATATAGTAGCAATTGTGTATTATTCTCTGCATAAACAGGTATCCCCATTCCATATTTTAAATCCATTACATGCAGCGTGTTATTATCCTTAATTATACAATCAGCTGTACCAAAGCCTTGGGGCACTACGTGTGAAAAATCCACCCTAACCTCAATGGCTACATCATCCTTAACGTAACTATTAACATAGTCTACATATTTAGTAACTTCGTCCAACATAACACTATCTATATTTTCAAGTGTATGGATAGTATTGTCGAACATACAACTAGCCACGTGGTGAGCTAGTGTACCCTCTTCTGCGTAGATACTTGTTGTGTTCGGTAAACCTTCTTCTGCATTGACCGATCCTGCGCATTGTGTCCATCTGTGTGCTCCAGATGCTGATAATTTTGCGTGCATATATACCCTATTCTAAAATTTCCTCTAAACGTATTACCCTAAGTTCCAACAATTGATTATTGTGTTGATACATTTCGCTAAGTTCTTGTTTTAGATAATACACCTCAAAACAAACGCATATTGCAAATGTTGTTAACATAACAGCTAACATGTAAATTATGACTTTCTTAAATTCGTTACTATTCATTTTAATTCTCCAGTTTGTTATTAACTACCATTTATCTAGTAGTTAATAACAATATATAACGTATATTTGACGTTGTCAATGGTTTTATTTTAGAAGTCGAGAGAGTTTTTTAATTTAGGTATATACCATGTTCTGTGCTTGGCAGACTTGGTGAATCCATAATCATTCAATAACTTAGCCATGTCGTTTGTGTGGGTTTTCTTTATTGAGGTTATATTAAAGCCTAAACTTTCTAAAACCTTAGTTGCTGTCATTTTTTGATCACTAATAACGTGAATGTCATATATTTCTTCAAACTTCTCTTTCAAACTGTTCACTGTCTCAAATTGCGAATTCATATTAGTTTGTTTTAAAATGTCTTCATCAGATAGGTAATACATCTCATCCAAATTCTTAGCCTCTTCATATAACTCTCTATATAAATCAAACATGTCTATATCATGTTTATGATCGCATCCAATTATTGGTAAAACTAAAAATCTAGAGTTACCCGTTTGATCTTGTAAAAACTTTTCATCGTTAACTGATCCAAAAAATACAGTTCGTCTTCTGTATTTTATCGGCTGTGCTACAAATTTCTTATTGATTTCATCAGTTGTGTTACTAATAAAGCTCTTAAGTTGTTCAGTGTCTGATTTACGAAAAGTTGCTGCCAATTCTCCAAGTTCGACAAATACGTGCTTTAAACATGTTGTTATGTTCATAAAATCATTAACATTAAGGGTGTGTCCCTCTAGAACATATTTTGACTGCTCATCGGGTACTAACGATCTAAACCAACTGGTCTTACCTAGACCTTGTTTACCTTGAAACACTAATACTGACCTTGCCGACTTAGCCCTGTCCCCATCGTTTAGGCATGTCATATGAATCATCTGCATTAGCCACGTCTTTAGGTAAACTCGCTTAAGATCTTCATATTGTGGCTCTACATGTACAGTTGCACATAACCTATCGAAGTTATTTGTTTTCTCAGGGGAATGGGCTAATATTAAATTTTTCCAGGAGTTTGTTTTATTTCTAGCAGCAAATAAATAACAAGTTTCTCTAACTAAGCTCGTTTTCAAACCATTTAATTCGCATAATAACTTAATACACGTCATTGCTACGTTTTCATCATCAAATAAATACCCATTTTTACGTACTATGACTTCTTTAAATATTTCGTCATATTCAATCTCAATACCATACTCATCGAACAACACTTTAAAATTGTCCTCACATGACATAGGAGTTACGCTTTTACCCTTAGTATGTATCCATTTAGTTTTACATATTGGCATTGTCACACTACCGCCCTCTTTGTTTTCAACCCTAAACGACTTAACTTTATTTATGACAGATGCAAAGGTTTTTACCCTCTGCCTGTTCGAACTGAAAGTTGACCATTTGTAGGCTATATTATCTATATTATTGTCGCTTTTTTTATACTTTAATGACCATTGTAACCATATGTCCTTACCTTCATCATTACCTTCAAATTGATGATGTAAACACTCTCCAACCTCCAGCCAATCGTCGTAGTCACAACTTTTCTTAGGATATTGTTTTAAATATGCAATTACCTCTTCCTTGGTCAAATCTAGCGGAGTTGATTTTAATGTACTCTCAAAACTATCCAATTCTCCCGTGTTTGTCGTTTCAGTAACCATTGCATGTTGATATGAATTAAATAAAGAAACATCTACCAAATCACCAGAGTTGTATTTACTCCATGAGGCGTATTCCGCTGAGGATTTGAACGGCAAAAACATTAATTGACTCGGAGTAGTTGAAGATTTTATATCAATGTAGGCTTTTATATCAACAAAACTATCAATTAAATTGCTAACCACGTTTTTATAATCACCAACACTTGTCTCATTAGTGGTAAATAACACAATTCTTATTTTAGGACACTCTGAGGTGTGAGATGCAGTTGAATAGGCACAGTATTCAAAAGTACTGAAAGACGCGTTTAAAAGTGCCTCCAACGCTGTTAAATCGATATTACAGTAATCTAGGTCAAGAGTTATCAACGATCTAGTTATTAAATTATCACCCAATCGCTTACCATCCTTAAAGCTACCAGCGACAAATGCGGGGGCTGTTTTTTTACTTTTTATTAAATCTGGGTAAGTGGTAAATAGTTTTATTAAATCATCTTTATTTAGGTTTTGCTCGTTAGCAGAAGTATCGGTTACGTTTTTAAAAAACGATATAGAATAAGTCATGTGAATTTCCAGTTCAGTTGAGATGCCAACGACATTAACTGGAATAAATACCGTTGGCAATGATTATTTATAGTATTTTTTTCAACATTGTCAACGGTATTCAAATTAGTTAAATATTAACAAGTTTACCTATGAAGGCGAGCATCTTACTTTGGCGCACATCTAAAAAAGATGTGCGCCCCCCATTGTCGCCTTTATAAACATTGGTTGGCGCACATGGCGAACATCTTTTACTATTATTAATTAAATAATATATATATATATATACTTATACACATAGGATATATGATACATAC